GTATCACCAACTACAACAGTATCTCCAGTTTCGCCAGTCCCAATAGCTATAGAGTTAAATCCTGTTAATCCAGTTCCTATACCTTCACCAATTAAATCTCTGACTCTACTTTTACCAGCAGTAACTATCAAGTTCTTTAACTCTTCATGCTCGATAACTGTTCCATTTTTCTTTCTAAGCTCAATAACAACGTCTCCTCTCAATTTCAATCCGTCTTTCATCTTATTTTTCCTCCTTGTTTCTATTTTTATTTCATCTTTTATTCTCATATTGTCTTTTCCCATATTATCCTCTCTTTATTTACTTCTTTTGTTATATCTTTTACTTTCTTTAAGAAAATATTGTTGTAGCTCTTTTTTTGTGATTATTTTTTTATCAACTAATAATCTATTTAATGCAGAACTACATATTTTTAGAAAAGCAATAGAACCATAAATTGTCTCAATTTTTTTACTTTTTCTTTTCATTATTTCCATCCTTTTTTATTCAATTTCTGAATTTTTTCGTCATTAATATTAAATTCTCGAACAGTAATATCTCCTAATTTATGTTTGTCAAATGGTTTATTTATTAATGTAATCCGATAACTTCTTATTTTGTCTTTTTTTTGTCCCATAAGATAAGCATATTCGACTTTTGTTTTTCCTCTTTCTTTTCCAGTTAAATCTTGAACAGCTTCTATCATATGAAAATATTTAGAATACCCTCCTAAACACAAAAAATCGCCATTAGGCAATTTATAAAAAATTCGTTTGATTTTTTTATTAGGAATTTCTAGCCATTTGGTATCAAAAATCGTTCCACCATAATGTGTAGAATCATCATCAAAAACTATAGTATATAAGGCTTGACTTTTCTTGTCGCCCATTATTTCCTCCTTTTTACATCCACGTAAATCTTACTGTGGTAACGAATAATTCTGCTCCAGGAGTTGCGTAACTTGCTGGAATTAATATTCCAATATTAGCATAACAATCATAAGTTTCACCAGTTGCAATCCCTGTCATAGTTATAGGGTCTCCGTCATTCAATCCCAGTGTAATATTACCTGCTATTTTAGTTCCGCTTCCAGCTCCAACCCAATCAGTCCCAGGACTAAGTGAAGTCGTGCAAATTGCATTAACAAAAGAATCATAACCTGTTTCTCCACCTAATACATGTTTATCGGCGGTAGTATGATTTGAATCATCCCAAGCTTCTAATGTTGGTTCTGTAGCCGTTTCACCGTCAAAACTAAAACAAAATACGTGTCGTTCATTATCACCCATACCTTCGACTTCTTTTAACAAACCAGCACTATAATCATATAACAAACAATGTGGAACTTGAACTGCTGTAGCTTGAATAATAGTAGAAGCGATATTAAGTTCTGTTTCTGTAGGTTCGTTTTCTCCATCTTTAACATCATCACTTCCACCAGTCCAAATCAAATAATCTCTATTTAGACTTAAATCTAAATCTACATAATCCGCCCCAGTTTCTCCGTATGCTATTGAAGGGTCGTCTATGTTTACTCTTACAATTAAATTGACAGCCATTTTATTTCCTCCTAATTTATTTTAAATTTATATCTTAATAAGCTACTACAAGGAATCTTGCAGAATAAGGCTGTGTTCCTATTCTCATAGATTCATCGAATTCTATTTCGTTTATTCTTCTTATTGTATAAGACCAATCTGTTACCCATCCACCATCATAATGTTTCATAGTCAAAGTAGCTAACTCAGTAGTAATCTTATCTCTCATATCGGTCATAAGTGCAGTTAAATCTTTATAACCATCAGCATCAAATAATTTTCCTCTTATAACTATTTCTTGACTTTTTTTTCCTCCAGGTATTACTATACTTCCATCTCCCCGATTACCTTCTATCACTGTTGCTTTCATTCCTTCTTTTGGGTCAGAAATACTAAATACATTAGGAAAAGTATATTCTACACTTCCAGTTTCACTACTTAAAAAAGTTAATCTTACTGTATAATTTTGGTATCCCATATTTTACTCCTTTATAATTTAGGACGTATTTTTCTTATAGTTTCGTCGCTTTCTAATCTTTCTTTAACTTTCTCTTTTATAGCATCAGCTAATTCTTCTGGAGTTATACCTTCAGCAGTTACTTCTATTCTTTCAATGTTAATTTCAGGTTTTATCCAAGTTTCTTTACCTGCTATTCCTTTAGGAAGATGTCCCTCTCTCACTAATTGTTCATATTCTGCTACCTGTTTATTAACTTCCGCAATCAGTCTTTCTGATTCTTTTCTTTGTTGTTCAGCAGATAATGGTTGACCAGCTCCTGCACTTACTGTAACTCCTTCCATTGCTCCTAAAAATCTTTCTCTAAATTTATCAGTAGCTGTAGTCATTTTTTCTAACCAATTTTCAGAAAAGGTAGTAGGAATATCTTCTGCGAATTTTTCAGACAATATTGAAACAGGAGATATATCTATATATGGAACTTGACCAGTAGCTTTCCAATATTCACGAAGAGCTTCCTGTTGTGCTTCAGTTAATAAAGCCCAATTTTCTAAAATCATTTCTCTCCATTCATCAGTAGCTGTTCTCCACCAAATTTCCATCGTTTTTGGTTCAAATGTTAAAGCTTCCATCAAGTTACGAGTTCTTTCTTGAGATTCTTTATCTTGAACTTGTCCAGCTTTTAAATATTCGATATATAAATTTTGCATAACTTTTCTAACTTCTTCTTTTCTTTTTACTTCTTCTTGAATTAAAGCATTTAATCTTATTTGTCGTTGAACTCTATACTCTGCATCTGTCATAAAAGCTCGTTCCATCTCTAAAGATTCTAATCTAAATCTGGCTATTTCTGTTGCTGTAGCTCCTAAAATTTTCATTAGAGTTATTTCGTTTTTTAATTCTTCTAGTCGAAGTTTATCTCCAGCTAACAAATCATCTTGTCTTTCTTGTTCGTCTTGTTGCAATCCTCTTCTTTCTATTTGTTGTTTCTTTCTAAGTTCTCTTAATTTTTCTTCTGCTTTCATTAAATCATCCATATAATGTCCTGGAGTTTTAAAACTTAATCCAGTTTTTTCCCAATCTTTTCTTGCTGTTTCCATCCAAACACCCAATACACCTAATTGGTATCCCATATAACCAAGTATATCTCCAATGCCTGTTGCAACTGGTCTTATAGCTTCTAATGTATCTGCTAATTGTTTCAAAGCGTCAGCATAATCTCCAGTTCCTTGAGTAGCTGTAATAAAATCCTCTGCTAATATTTTCATAATATTAGACATTCTTTCCATTTGACCTCTAACAGTATCCATTTTAAGTTCGGCGATTCTTTTAGTAAATCCTTCTATTTCTTTATTTGCTTTTTCAATATCTTCTCTTAACCCTTCAAATGATTCTAAAATTAATCGAGGAGCAACAGCACCTCTTGTAGCAAAAATTTGTTGTAATGCTTGTGATTGTTCAAAAGTTAGTTTTCCTTGAATTTTCATTACAGCATTAATTTCTTCCATTGTATCTAAGAAATTAATAGGTTTATCAGCATCAAACGTAATACCAAATGTAGATGCTAATTTATCTGCATTTTTGCTTATTTGTAATATTGTTCTACCTGTTAATCGTCCAGTTCTTCCTGCTCTTAACATACGAGTATTTAAAAAACCGATTATAGTAACCAAATCTGTAAAACTATCAGATAATCCTGAAATGTATGGAGCTAATTTAGTATAACCTTGCACTAATTCGTCCATCTGAACATCTTGTGTTGCATATGTAAAAGTTAAAACATCGGTTATTCTTTGGAATTTTTCTGATGCAGATGCTCCTTCTAATATATATTTACCCATAGTATTATAAACACCAGCAACTGCTCTTGCCATTTCTTTTCCTTTAATTCCTGTTCCTGTCATAGCATCTACAGTATGTTCAAATGCAGACATAGCTTCGGCAGTGTTTAAACTTGAGGTTCTTAAAAAGTAAAAAGTCTCTGCTAATTCTTTTAATGGAATTCTTGTTGTAACTGCCACATCTTTAATTAAAATTTTAATTCTAGCCATATCAGAAGCTATTTGTTGAGTAGTTCCATGAACTACTGTTTGAATTCTGGCTAATGCGTCATCTAAATCCAAATATCCTTTCACCATATCGCCAATTGTTCTAAGAACAGCCATAAAAGCTCCACGCAATAATAACCATATAGGAATAACCATTAAGGCTCTTTTAGCTAAACCTCCCATCATTTGACCATAAGTTTGAGTAGCTTTCGATGCTTTCTGAGTTGTTTTAGTAACTTTGCCTTGAGTTCGTTCTATATTTTTCATTCCTTGCACGACCATTTTATCGCCTTTTATTGTCGCAAGGAAACTAATAATATATTGTTTATCCATTATTACTTTCCGTCCTTGAAGATTACACTAGGAATACCATGAGTATTATCTATTCTTCTGTTAGATTTTTTTTCGTTCTTTTTTATACCTTTCTTTTTAGATTTATATAGTAAATATGCTTCACATCTAATATCATCTTCTATAACAGCATCAGAAATAAAGTCTTCTTCCATACGTAAATCCATATATAAAGAACTATAAATCTCTAACCACATAAGAAAATGTCTCTGAATCTCGCTTAAATCCGAATCATTATTAAAAAGTTTAAAACTTCCTATATCTTTACATCTCACATAAAGAGATTGCCATTGATGAGAACGTGCTATTTTTCTTAATAATTTGTTCATTTTATAGTTCCTATTAAATAGAAGTTGTATATATTAAATCGCTAACATAACGATATGTCTTATTTATTAACTCGGTATCTTGTGAAGTAGTAAATTCTTCATATTTATTAAATACTCTTATCCATTTTTCAAATTTATCTCCTTCAACTTCTTCAGGTTTTTCTAACAATAAATAAGCGTAATAAGAATTTACTGCTATCATTAATTGGTCTTCAATAGAATAGCTTAATAAATCTGTTTTTTCTACACTAATTATCGCTTGTTCAGTTCTTAAATCAACTATCTCATCTCTTAATTTTTTAACATCTTTTTCGTTCTGAGTTTTAGCTAATCTTAGCATTATAGATTCTATCTTATTTTGAAGAGTAGCAACGTCAACATCCATTTTATCAAGGTCTATTCCTTTTTCTTTATACTTCTTCGTCCATTGTTTTCTAAATAACATACTTTCATCATTAACTAGTTCAACATATTTAGTCCTTCTAAACTTTTCAGATTTCATCTGTTCTTCATATGTTGGTCTTCTTACTCGGTATATCTTACCAGCGACTTTGAAAACTATTTTATTATCTTTAATTTTTCTTTCAACTTCGCTTCCTAAATCTAATTCGTTTATAGTTTTCAGAAGCTTTTCAGCTATCTCTCTTTTATTCAATTCTTTCTTTTCCATACTTTCCTCCTTACTTTTTTCTTATATTTCTTTCCATTTTAATTACTTGTTTAATAGCTTCTAAATAATATATCAATAAACCTTTCATAATTGTAAAATATGAAGCATTTCTAACAAACATTATAGGTTCTTTCTTATATTCTCTTTCATATAATCCTAATTTTTCATTATAAATAATAATTCCATCTTTATCTAATTTGAATCTTTCATAATAATTATTTCTATCATCAGCTACTTGAATCATATTTATTCTTTTATTATCTTTTTTACTTCTTATTTCATAATACCCTGCTACAAAATCTCCTACATTTACTAACATATTTGCCTCCTTACTTGGTTATAAAAAAATCCTAAGAATTCTCTTCATTCTTAGGTGATATAAATTTTACTCCAGTAGAAAATGACTTTATAAGTCCTCTCAAATTTCTATAATTTTCGTATATTAATTCCTTAATAGCAGATTTGACATCTTCTGGATTTTTAAAGATTTCAAATCTTTTCATTACCATACCTACAAGAGCTCTGGAACTTTTGTCTATTATTTCGTCCAAATATTTTTCGCCTACTATATATTCTTCCATTTCTTACCTCTCTTACTTTGATTAGAGAGAGGAAGCTATCAAAGAGACTTTAACGCCTCCTCTCTCTGAAATCTATTAGTCAGAAACTAACTTCGTTTCGTCTGCGGAAATCTTTAAAATCTCTCCTTCGAGAGTATTATCTCTTGTAACGTGAGCATTAGTCCCTATTCCATCTCTGATTTCTGTAGCTGTTAATCCAGAAGCATAGAAGCCATACTTAAAAGTAGTCTTCGTATTGTCTTCATAGATTTTCACTAATAAAGCTATTGAATCAGAAAGCTTTGAGAAATCAATTATACCATGAGACGAACTTTGTCCGCTTAAAACTTCTTCAACGGTTAGTTCTTCAAGAATTCTTCCTAAAGTAACTGTTACTGTCTTATCTCTAACACCACGTTGAACAACTTCGCTATTACCAATTTCCCTTAAATCTTCTCTATCAAACGATACATCTAAAGTTATAGATTGTAACCTATAGACATAATCACTTGAACCTGCCTGTTCAGCAGATGCTGGGACATAAAGATAAATCTCAGCAGAATCCGCTATAATACCAGCAGGGTCGGAATCATTAAGAGCAAAGATAGTAGCAGGAACTGTTGCTGAAGTGTAGAAAATCTTATAAACATCGCCTACTTGAGCATCGGTGATTGTAAGCGTTGTAGAACTTGCTACATAACTATACTCACTTGCAGTAAGTTCAACAGAAGAACCGCTTCTAACTCTAATTATTCTCTGCATATATTTATCAGCAGTATTAGGGTCTTCAGCAGGGGCTCTGGTGCTTAAATCTACATCATAATCATCAGCAGTTGATAATTCGCCAGTAGCAACTGTTTTCTTAACATATATCCAATATTTATTATCTCCTCTTAACTGTTTAGCCGTTTCACCGACAAACTCGAAACTTCTCTCTATAATAGCTTGAGGGTCTCCTATTGTTATCGAGAATCCAGCCGTTCTGAGAGAAGGATATAACATTGTGCCTACGAAAGTGTCATCATTATCTGTCAAGAAAGCACAAATATCGAAATAAGCTGTTTTGAAGTCATTGAGGTCGATTGCGTCTTCCCCAGTGTCTCCTTTACTTTCATCATTAATTAACTTCTGCCAAAATTCAATATTTCCATATTCATACTGAGTAAGTCTGTATCCAGTAGTAGGTGATTTTGCCAGATAACCAACAATTCCATCTCTACCAATTTCTTCAACTTTCTCTCTATTGAGAGCAATAGTTGGGTCAATTGCTTGTGCTCGGTCGATTTCAGCATCATCGTCTATTCCAGTTATCGGGAATACTCTTGGTTGATATTTGCTTGAATGAATCAATTTATTTTCCTCCTTAGAAAATAATTTAGATTTTTCTCTCTCCTTAGAAAAAAATCATCTTACATATTGATAAATCATACCTATCTTTTAAGTTTATGACAATTTTTACATAAAGTTTTGCCATTATTTATATTCCAAAACGGTTTCCATTTAATTGCTAATCTTACTAAAGTTTCTTTATCTTCTATTGGGCTAAATTGGTCGTATTCTTTTAGAAATTCTTGTAAAAGTTTAGCAAATGAGTTCTTATGATGGGCTTCTAATTGTCCTCCAACTTGTTCACAATCTTGGCATGTATAATTATCTCTTTTAAAAACTTTATTTCTCCAATTTTTGTATTCTTGTAAACTTCTAATCATAACTGTTAAAGGAGTGCGTCCATCTATATATGCTGGATTTCCTTCTTTTTTAAATTTCATCTGTAAATCTTTTCTTAGCTTACCAAACATTGCGTTATTTGAGCCTTCTGCATTTCTAATCTTAATATTATATTTCTTCAAATATAACCTAACAGTTTCTCCTGTGCACTTTAGTTTTTTCGCTATTGATATAGTCGATTTTCTATTTTTAATATATTCTCTTATTAAAAAATCTTTTGTTAATATTAATTCATACTGTTTTTTATTATGGTTTGCTTGTGATATATTTCTTCTTTTTATTTTATATTTAATTAAATATCTATGAACGGTGCTATGATTCAAACTAACTTCGTTTGCAATTATTGGTATAGATTTTTTTTCTAATATATATTTTTTAAATAATATGGTTTTAGTCATTTTTATGTCTGGTCTCACAGATTGCCTCTCTTTTTGTGATTGCTTTATCGATTTTACCTAATCGTCTAAAAATTCTACTTAATTCATTTTTCAAATCTATTTTGTATTCTTTACTATCTCGTTTTAATTCTATAATATCTTTAGTTAAGTGTTTAAGTTCGTTATTCACAATTTTGCTAGCAACTAATTTACCAACTATAAAATTAAAAGCACTAAACAAAAAAGATAATACTGCTATGGTAACAGTCCAAAATCTCCAATTCATTAATAATTGTTTCATTATTCAATTCTCCCAAGAGATACCGAAAGTGTTATCAAATGTCGGTATCTATCTGCTACTTCTAAATCGTCTTTATCTATGTCAAAATCAATAGGGTCATCTGAAATATCAATAATGTTTATTCGACCATCAATTACTTTTGAATCTACTACACCGCTCACTATTGTATAATTATAATAGTCAATACCTGCCTTTATATTAGCAACAAGCCAATCTTTTAAATCTAATCTGATTCCATCCGATGTGCCAAATATATCAAGTAAAATATTAACAGTGCGATAAGTAGAAGTTCCTCCAATCTCTGCTTTCGTATGTTCAGTTACTCCACATCTTACACAAATACAGGGCAAATCACCATCATATACTTTAGCAAAAGATTTTTCTATACGGATTTCACTCCAACCAGAACCAGTTTCGTCTAGTTTTTCGTTGATGAAATCAATTATTGAAGCTTCTAAATTGCGTGAAGTGCGATATGACATTATTTACTCCTTCTTAATCTATCCAATATTGCTCTTAAATCTATGTTTAATTTATGGCGAGTCGATTGAATAAAATTCATTGGTCTGATAGGGCTTCTGGGATTCATTCCCATTCCACTATCAGGAGCATATCTAAAAGATTCTACTCCTTTACCTCTCATTGATGCTTGAGGTCTACCATCTCCGCCACTGAATCTACCAGGAACGAAATTGCCATAGTTAGGGATATAAGGTCTTCCACTTACAGTTTTTCCATAATTTACTACATACCAATAAGGTGCTCTTGATTGTAAAGTAGGAATATGACCTATACCCCACCAAATTCTACCTAATCCTGCACCAGCTTTCTTATCAAAATTAATAGATTTTGCTAAATTTCCACTTCCGCCTTGACGCTTTCTGTTAGAATTTATAAAAGATTGCATATAAGCATGTAACGATTGTCCCAAAGCCATAGCTTCTGCTTGAAATCGAAACCAATCTTTTCCAATAGTAGAATCTATGATTTCTCTAACAGAAAACCGAGGAGTAATTTTCATCTGCATATTAATTCTCCTAAATATTTTTTCCAATATTTTCTATTATAATTAGCTCTTATGTTACATTGTTTGCATGTAGTTATTAAGTTATCTTCCTTGCAATTTTCTTTGTCATAATCTATATGATGAACTTCTAATACTCTTCCATAAACTATTATATGTTCTTCTTCGGTTATATGACAAATCTGACATTCAAAATTATCTCGTTCCCTAATATGTAATTTTATTTGTTTATTAAATCCAATAGAGTAAGGTTCATATCCTTGTCCATGAATATAAGAAGGAGCTAATTTCCCTTTTTTGCCAAACATCGAATTATTTTCTCCTTTATTAGCACAAGAATTACACCTACCTTGACCTTTAAAGTAAGTTATAGTGCATACTTGATTATTACATCCTAATTCTTTACAATAAAATATTCTCTTACTTCTACCATCTATATAATTCCCATTATTTTTATCTTCATTGTTTCGAGTTTTAATTTGATATTTATGTAAATAATCCGTAATAGTATGAGCAGAACATTCTACTATTTTGGCAATTTGATAAGTGTTCATTTTCTTTTTTATATAATATTTCTGTAAAAATAACTTTGTCAATATTTTATCAAATTTAACTTTTCTCATTGAATTTCTCTCTCCACTAATATAAGTTTATTTCCCAATTCCATAAGAACATAAACTAATTCATTTTCTAAATCGAACCAATAATCAAGCACTCTGATTGTTATAGTTAAATAATGTTTTGCCATTTTATACCTTTTTGATGTAAACGTAACATCTTAAAAAATCTCCTTCTTCTCTTATCTGCATCCTACCATAAGTTTTCCAGCCTTCATAAAAATCATCATCAATCTTTATTTTATAAGACATCTCAATTAAGTTTCTATATCTTTTCTTTATTATAATTTGTTTCGCTTTTTCTGTTTTAATTCCTGGCATCTTCCATTGAACTTGAGAAGCTATTAAATCAGTTATTATTGCTTTAATTGGTAAAGAATTTAATTCAGTTGGGTCTGTATTCTTTTCATAAGGGTCTACAATTGTCTCTGATGATAAATAGACTCTTATAGTTTTTGCATGTTGTTTAAAAAATTCGTTTAAGCAATAATCTTCCATAATTGCCTCTTATTGTAAATTTGTATGTTTTAGCAAATATAAGATAACTTTAGAAATCTTTTTTAAATAAGCCTTTGCCTCAACCAAATTGGTAACATTATTATCTATATAAGTATTTATCTGTTCTACTGTTAATTTATTGATAAAACTTGATTTTACTGCTCCTATAGCTTCTTTTTGCTTATCACTTCGTAATCCTTTAATCATAATTTGCTCCTACCCCATGTAATTTAAGGTCTTTTTGGTTAAATGTTTGCACTTTATATCTTATAGGATACCCAGTAGCAGAACCGATTCCTGTTTGAGTAAGGTCGACTATACCTGAAAGTATATGAATATTATTATTATAATCTCCTTCATTTATTAATGTAACTTCTGCCCATGTCGAACCATCATCTTTAGAAATATATCCCTTAATATCAGTTCCTACTGTAATAGTATCAATATCCTGGACAAATAAAACTAGTCTTGCAGTATCAGGGTCGGCTTCAGCGTTATATGCCTCAGATATTAATACCATATTAGAAGGGTCGCTTCCTGCATATATATTGTCAAGATAGATTGTATTTTCTGCGTCTGCGTTTGTTATTTTTAATTCTATATAATCTATTTGGTCTAAATTAATTCCAGTTTCTCCTGATATATCCCAAGTAATAGTTTTCCAAGTATCTTCTTCTCCTGTAGCTATTTCAATATCTTTAGTTAAAATAACACTTCCTGTAGTTTCATCATGCAATCTCATTTGTAAGTTAGTTCCAGTTCTTGAAGCTCTTATATCAAATTTAATAAAAGAATAAGATGATAAATTTTTACTTGAAGAAAAAGTGTTTCGCACATTTTCATTAAGAGAGTCTGTTGTGTTAGCTATAATTTTAAGAGAATAAGAACCTTGTTGTTTTATTGTATCTTCTGAGTATGACATTAATCCGCTATCTCCATGTTCTCCTGTTGGAATTGTTATTGTATTTGTTAGTCCTACATTTGGAATTGCCCCAAAAATATTACTATGTTGGATTCTTATTTCATCCATATAGCCGTCAAAATACATATCACTTCCGTGATAGCTTCCAATGTGTAGAATAGCAGAAGTAGTAGCAATAGAACTATCTTGCACATAAGCTGATTGATTTCCGTCTACATAAAAAGCATATTCATCTGCGACCTTTATAAGTGCCACGTGATGCCAATTTGAATCGGTGATTTCTGTTCCATAAAGAAGACTTATAACTGCCACTCCTCCTGAATACACCTGAAATCCGAAACCGTTACCGTGGCTATGCCAAATATGTAAATAATTCTGGTCATTTTCCCATTGTGATATTATATCTTCCCCTCCAACATGGTCAGTAAATTTAACCCATAAGTCTATTGTCCAATCATCTATAGCAGAACCACATATATCCCAATCATTACTATCAGGAAAAGTAATATAATCACTATCCCCATCAAATTTATAAGAACCACTTCCCCACTTCTTTTCGGCTGTATCTAATTGCATAGTTCCATAAAAAGTAGGTATATGGTAATTCCCAGAAGTTCCATCTCCAGATACATCTTGAGTATTCATGTGAAGTAATAGTTTAGTATTTGCGTCTGAAGTATGAGCTGAAGTAGGAAGGGTAATTGTTGCTCCAGTCCAACCTCTGTCTGTTCCTTTACTTACTCTAAATTCGTCTATATAACCTTCAAAATAATAATCAGAATATCCATTACCTATTTCAAAATTTCCTGTATGACCAATAGTTAAAGAATTATTAGTAGTCCATTCTTGAGTTCCGTCCCAAAATACATAAAAATCGTTTCCACTTCTTACTACAGCAAAATGATGCCACGAAGTGCCTATTGCAGGAACAGGTTCTATAGTCGCCGTGATAGTCCAGGTGCTACCATTTCCTATATATATTATCAGGGCAGTATTAGTAGCGATTTCAAACCAAACTCCATGATTAGTTATTGCTGATGAATGAAATATTTCATCACCAGTGCTACCTTCCCATTTTACCCAACCATCTATTACAAAATTTCCTGTCCCAAAATTAAAATCATCATGGTCAGGTATACTTAAATAATCTCCAGTCCCATCTAAATAACAAGCACTGCTACCAAATTTCTTTTGAACCGTAGATAAAGTTGCATTACCATTTTGTGTAGTAATATGTCCAGTATTTCCATTATCTAAAATTTCTAAAGAAGCATCTACTCCATTACCATGAAGTAATAATTTAGTATCCGAATTTAATCCTCCAGGTGATGAAGTTTCCCAATTTGCTTGTGCTAATTCATCAGTAGAATATTCACAATAATCCACTTCTAAAGAACCTCCTGGAGTAGGTTTATATAAATCATTAGTGCTATCATAAGTTTGTCCTGTGCTTTGTCCAGTTGCAGTATCGATTCCAGTCTCATCTTCATATTCATCTATAAAGCCGTTAATCATATTAAATTTAGATTCGCCTTCATTAACAGACATTTTAAATGCTAGAAGCATTGGATTTAATTCTAGTCTGTCTGCTACTTTAATAGTATTGCTATTTTCTTTTATAGTAAAATTATCTACTTTTAATCTTTTATAAACAGAACCATCACTTAAATCGTCCAAATCTTTCCCTGAAAAATCTGTATCAAAATCTGTTGAATCATAATGGTCTAAATTTGTTATATCGGCTTCGAGATGAGTATGAGCATTAAGAGCTACCCAAGTAAATTTACCAGTTGCCTGGTCATATTTAGCTATATAGGTATCTACAAAAGCATTTGTAGCTTCCATATCATCTGGAAAAACGCTTCTAATTTGTGATGCTCTAACTCTAGTGTTTCTTTCTTCCATGATTATCACTCCAAATTTTAAATTCTAAAAATTTTATTTATTTGTTTTCTTTAAAGGAGGTTGAAGCAAATCTTCAACAAACATAATTATACCTTCTAACTTAACTACTTGAAGTTGCACTTGTTTTATTACTCTTTCTCCTTTAGCTTTTTCGGCTTTAGCCCAAACGAGTTTACTCATAATTATATCACGAAGATTTTTAGAATCTATCTGTCTATTTGCTTTCATTCTAGCAATGGTATTTTCTTGTTTCTTACTTATTTTCTTTTTTCTTTTAGTCATATTTACTCCTTACTTTTTAAAAATGCCTATCGTGCTTTGGGCTTACTTCCTTTAACTATTAATTATTTTTGATATAGTGAACAATCACAATATCTCCAGAAATAGGGTCAGTCGTAAAACTAACCGTAGTTCCAGAAAGCGTATAATCTTTACCAGTTCCATCCTCTTGAAGCAAACCGTTCAAATAAACCTGAACAGAAGCAGTGAGAGGAGTATTGGAAAGAGTAAAATCTCCAACATAACCTGTATCATCTATTTGAGATGAAACGTTTTCAACAACAATATCAGCTTCAACTATATTATCTGCGACTGCATCAGCAGACAATACACCATTAGTAGCTGTTATACCAGTTCCAGCCATTGCAGTTGCTAAAAGAGCCCATGTGGACTTCTTAGTAGCCTCACTATCTGAATTATCCAGGAAAGCTATAGTGTCATTAGCTACATCTATAGCAACTGTTCCGACCTCATTAAGGTCGACAGCCATTACTCCACCAGAAGCCGATAAACCAACACCAGCTAAACCAATAGCAACGTCATCATTTATCATGGCATCAGTAACTTTAGTAGCACCGATAGCCGTAATACCTGCATTATCAATAGTAACGTCTCCAGTAACTGCAACCGAATTAACATCTGTGCCATCACCGATTAGAATAGAACCATCAGTTTTAGCATCTAAATCAGTAGGAGCGTCTGAAGCTCCACCAACTTTAACAGAACCTTGAGATATATTAGCTAATTTAGCATTAGTAACTGCATCATCTTTTAATTGAAGGGTATCAACATCAGCATCTTTAATCTGCAATCCTCTAATTTTTGTATTTAAACTCATTAATTTTTACCTCCTTGAATTAGATTTTCATTACAAGGGGCATATTTCAGTTTCAGTCCATTAAGGACATATTTCCGTCTTTTGCCCGACGGACACGATAGACTACATTGTTCAGACACATGTGTCATTGTAAAATATTTTGTCCAATATTTTCTATTGGCATTTATTATTAAATTACATCTTTTACATAAACAAATCAAGTTATCTTCCTGATTATTATTCTTCTTATAATCTATATGATGAACGCAATTTCCATATTTATTACATTTCTGACAGATATAGTTATCACGTTTTAAAATTTTATTTCTTATTTTATAAAATTCCATTGGATATTTATTAAATTCATAAGGTATTCCTGTCCCACCTTGAGATAAACTCATTTTTTGTTTATGTTTAAAGGTATGTCTTTTATTATAAAAAGAATTTTTTTCTCCCCTTTGTCTCTTTGAGTGTATTTTTCCAGCACAGGGTTTACATCTTCCATTACCATTTCGATAATTTTCATAGCTTATTTGATTATTACAAACTAATTCAATACAATAATAAATTTTAGAAGAACATCTGCCATCTATATAAGCTGTTGCTTCTTTTCCAGATTTATGTTTGTAAATTCCGCTTGGCATTGATATATCCACTTCCTCCACATAGACATGATTTATATCCATTTCTTAATGAATGTCCACAATTCGATTTTTCAATTATCCCTTCTTGTTTTAATTTTTCAAATAATTTCTTGAGATTATTATAAAAATAATCCATAACTTGACTTTTGGCATATGAAAAATCTTTTGTGCGTTTATCGAGTTTAAATCCAATAAGGTCAAGCACTTTTTTCATTGTATCTAAGATGTCAAGATATATCGTTCTAGCTATTTGAATTTTATTATTTATCATTTTATTCCTATTGTTTTACGTAATTACATTCCAATAAATCTGACCCATCAGGTGTAAAATCTAAAGTGAATCGAGAATTATTTGGGTCATAAGTTATTTGTGTTGCATAAGTTTTTAATCCATTGACAAAGACTTGTAAAGTTCCAGAGACATACGGATTTACTACACTATAAAGAGCTCCAGCAACTTGAACAGGAATTTCATTAAATACTAAATCGCTAAGGTTTACTTCTGCTATACTTCTATTTACCCATTTACCCGTAGCATGGTCAAAACTTAATACATCTTCATCTTGAGGATTAGCAAGTAATACATCATCTAAATCGTTAAGATTTCGTCTTTCTCCAAGACCTATATCTACGGCGTTTAAGGTTACGTCTACCAATTCTTTTTCTATGAGTTCTGTTATTAATACTTCATTCTCTGCCATAACAACCTCTTAAATTTTAGTCTCTTACTTTTTTTGCTATTTTTAAACGACCCCAAAAAAGAACACCTTCATTTCCAGAATCATCTAAATAATCAATAGTATAATAATAATTTTTGCAACTTATATCAGTATCAGTTGGATATAACTGTATAATAGTTTTACCATGTGTAGGGTCAATATGAACAGTAACTTCTTTCGTTATTAGAGCACCTGTATCAGGGTCATCCATTTTTTCTTTAGCTACAAAATAAAACGTCCAATCAGTTATATTTTGATAATAATTTCCTTTTCTGAACTTCAGTTCAAAAATTTTGGTCGTTTTTCTTGGAATTGTTAGATTTCTACAAATCATTTCGTTTCTCCTTATCTTTGAGAATTAATAAAAGTTATAATAAAAAGTTAATACGTCATTTACCCCTATACCAGATGTAGTTACTTTCATTATTAATCGTTTGATTCTCTCTTCTTTTGGCATCTTACGACTATAATTTACTTGTATATTAGGCAATTTATATAACGTATAATCTGGTTGTATTAAAATCGCACTTATTAAAGCCATCAAATCAGTGTGCATATTGGAAGGTGTAGGAACAATTTCATCATCTTCTAATTCATAGTCCTCTTCACAAGAACCCCATATGCTTATCCACACTAAACTTGCTCTTATATACTCATTCAATTCTGTATTTGAATATTTATAATAGCTATATTTTACTATAATAACATCACTAGCACTGAGAGCTACAAGTATTTCTATTTCGTTAGTTGTAGAATCATAACTATATTCTCCAGTGCCTAATTCAGTTCCATTTTTTGTAACTTTTAGAATAGAATTTATATTAGATTCAGATAGTGTAAATATAGTATCGCCACTTTGATATACAAATGGCTCAAAATCATTTTTAGAAAGGTCAGGAACAAGTGCACGTATTTTTACACGAATTTCACTAAGCATTTTGGTCTCCTCTTATCTTTTCTTTTTTCTCTATTTTAGTATTGGTATAAATATTTTCTCGCATAAGAAGTATTTCTTTTCCTCTATCTCCTGCGAAACGAAAACCATTTTTTTGCAATATTCTTCTAATGGGATTATTTTTCTTTACTTTAGCCCATAAAACTTCTGTAGTATGCCATCCAACAATTTTTAATAAATGGTCTGCTGATTCATCATCTTTTGCCAATATTTTAATATATTTTCTATTGGCTTTGTCTGACCAACCAGTTATAAATATAAGTCCTTTGTTTTCATCATAAATAACTTTATCCCCTTTTTCTACCCCATCAAATAATAAGTCCGTGTTTTCTTTAAGGAATAATCGTAAATTGTTTCTTGTTATGTATCCATCTCCATATACATCAGTAACATCAATTAATATAGTTTTTATTACGTTTGTATCTTTTTTAGATAATTTTCCACTTTTATATTTAATCATGTTATTTCCTTTTCGTTTTAAAACTGAAGGGGAGGGTTACTCCCCTTCAGGTTAGTTCCTAAATTAAACAGCTAACGTAGCATCTGATGTGCATATTGCCAAAGGATTGACAATTGCCATTACTAAGCTCTCATAAGCATAAATACTATAGGCTAACAGATTCGAGACTGTCGAACCAGATACGCCTGGGTCTGCTATGACAGGAGTATTACCAACAATAGTTGCTCTCTGAGCATTATCAATATCTGCACCCATAAGTTTCGCAATTTCTGGAGATATTCTCCTTCTTACGAATTTTACAGGTTTTCCCTGTGCGAGACGGCTATTTTTCGCAACCATTATAATATGATTGGTATCCAATAAAACCGCATCACTAGAACCGTTATGGACTTTACCAAATACTTTAACAACTTCAATACCCACGTCTTTCAACATTTCTTTAAGACCGACTCTATAAGTGAATCCGCCAGCTTCGGCGTTTTCTTTCTCATAAGTATCAATCTTTTCTTTAACTGTTGAACCAACGAGAGCTATGAAATTATCGCCATAATCTTCAAGCAAATGCTTCATCGCTATAAATACATCATAAAGGTCTTCACCTGTTACTGCGTCTCTTGACTGAATAGATGCACCAGACGGAAGATTGTTTTGAAAGTTACCAGTATCAGAACTACCTTCAATAGCATTAATAAGAAGTTGTAACTCTCTCTTATCTAAGCCTCTGGTAATCTTCTCTTTCTTTCTTGCTAACACCTGGGTATCAGGGCTACCAAGAACATCATCCACTAGCACATATTCCATTCTTGAATTGAAACCTGTGAAACTAATCTGTGTATCCCCTAACGGATTTTTCTTAATGGTTGTTATTACGCCATCTCCGTCAACTGCGAGAATATACTCGGCTTCGTCATCAACAGATGAATATATCCAAACCTTTTCACCAGGTTCTGCTGGCGGTAGAATATCAGCAACTGCTCCTAATTCAAAAGCAACTGGTTTTCTGATGTCTACAGGTTCACCTATTAATCTTGAAATTTCTAATTGTAGATTTTTCATTGTGAGTTCTCTTTGTTCAAAAAATTTTAATATCCTTAAAGTGTATATCTTTCACTTCTTATCTTTTTTCTTTATATATTTAAAGTCGGATTATTCTTCCCGACCAAATGCTATGCCATCAATCTTTTTATGTATCTGTTTATAATGCTCATTATCATTAGCATCTTTATCACCAATTGTAGCTGATGTTTCTATAGAAGCATTTTCTTTATTTGCTTTAGCTTTTGCATAGTTTTCATCTTCGAGAATTTGCTTATCAGTTAAATCTTTAGCATTATCACCAAGTTCTTTTCTTCGAGCATTAATTTCTTCAGCATTAACTTTATAAAAAGCTATTACTTTTTCTGTATTTTCTTTTACTGTCTTAATCTCTTTTCTAAGAGATATGACCATAGAAGCTAATTTATTGATGCCTTTTTTTAGCAAATCTGCTATTTCGGGCTTCTCTTCTTTAGCTTGCTCGACAGGTTTAGCTTTTTCTTCAGTAGATTTTTCGTCAGTTTTTTCGCTGACTTTTTCGTCTACTTTTTTATCGTTTTTGTCGACGGGTTTCTCTACTTTCTTTTCCTCGACTTTTTTAACCGATTTTTCTTCAACTTTTTCGCTTTTCTTTTCGCCTGCATTTTCTTCTGCCTTTACAGGTGTCGTTTCTACCTTTGCTTTCTCTTCAACTTTAGGCTGTTCTTTCTTTACAGGGGTCTCCTTTTTTGGTGCTTCAGCCTTTTCAACTTTTTCTTCAGTTTTAGGAGCTACTTCTGCCTTTGGAGTTTCCTTAGCTTCAGGTTTTTCCTTTGCTTTTGGAGTCCCTTCGGCTTTCGGTTGCTCTTCAACTTTAGATTTTTCTTTTACTTCAACTATAGGTTCAACTTTCTTTTCAATCTTTTTCTCCTTAGCCATTTCGTTTCCTCCTTGTTCTGAAGTTTGTTCTTTCTTTATCTCTTCAATTTTCGCTATCTGTTTTTGCGAATCTTGTGTAATATCATACGAATATTCCAATCCACACCTCTTACATTTTACTGTCTTGATTTTAATTGCGGAAGTGCCTACTACATCATTGATTTTTCCACACTGTAAGCAAGTAGCTCTTCCTATATATACAAAATCCATCTTTTGAGCTAATTCATTTATCTTTTTCTTACTAAACTCAACATAATATTCTTTAGAGCAGTGTAAACAACGAAGTTTTGCTCCTTTTTCACATTGATTCAGTATCAACCATCTATTTATTCTACAAGATGGACAGGTTATTCTAAAGTCTTTGATTTGAGGAGGGTAAATCATAAGACCCATTTTGTTAAGAATAGCGAAACATTTCGGACATTTAATATCTCCAATTCCAGCATATTCAAACTCTTCTTCGCAATTAGAACATTTAATCTTAGGTGTTTGTTTAGGCGTTTCTATCATTTCTGTATCTGCATTTTCTAATTTGCAAGAAATGGTCTTACATTTACCACTTTCACAAATTATAATTTCGTCTTCCTTATATTTAGAAGCATAAACTAATTCTGGCTGTTCTGTTTCTAATTTTTTAGCTAATGCTAATACTCTTGCACCATCAAAAGCTGGTTCTTCGTCTCTAAAAAGAATAGCACAACCAGCTATTTCTTGGTCATATAATTCATATGTGCCATCAGGAAGTTCTTTACGTTTATTTTTTGGAGACCAAATTTCAAAAGAAACATTTAATTTTTTAGCTTTAAAATCTTTTTTAACTTGTTCCCACTCCTCAATAAAATTAGATTTATAAAGAGTTCCATACATGATAGCTCTTTTTTCTTTTAATTGATAGCGATAATCTAATATATGCCCTATAACATACGTTCTCTGATGTCCTATATTTATAGGTTTACCTATCATTGAGGGTAATGCTTTTAAAAATGGTTTTTCTGGTAAAATAGCTCCATTTCTATTGGGTCTATCTGTAAAAGCATAGATACACTTAAATCCTGCTAAATCTTTATTTTTCTTTAAATCTATTCCTCTTGCTTTAGCTATTTGGAAGATTTCGTTTGTTTCTTTCCCTTCTTCCAAAATTTCTACAGTAGAATTTTCTTCAAAATCTCGAAGAAAATCTTCTACCTGAATATTAGTGATTCTTTCCATAAACTTCCTCCTCTAAGAAATTATTTGGCTTTCTTTTTAAGTCCAGCAAGTTCTTTTAGCTTTTTTTCTTTTTCTTGCTGTAATTGATTTATTCTATATTTCATTATTTCTTGTGCTTCAATAATATCAAAAATCTTCGCTTTTAATTCTACAATTTTGTCCTTACTTTTCTTTTTAAACATTTTTTTCTCCTTACATTATGTTTATGTTTTCGCATAATCTACCCAACCATCATCTATATTCCAACCTGATACATTAAATTGAACCGAATTGATTTCTCTGTGAACCCATATATATTCTGAACCGCTATGGGTATGTCCACGATAAGTCATATCACCGTTCATCATTCCACCAAAATCAATCAATCTTTCAATTCCCGTAGTTGTTAGTGTTTGTCCATTTGTTTTAACTCCATGATATTGTCTATAAATTTCTCCATAAATTCTACCATGTTGATTAGGACTATAATATTCGACTCCTGTTTGAGCTGTTTCAAAAACTCCATTAGATACTCTTTGTAATTTAGTAACAGCAGATTCAAGGTCGTCCAATGCAGTTCCATCTTCTGAAATATCTCTACCATCTACTGTTCCTGTTACGGCAATATTTCCAACTACATCTAATTTTTCAGTTGGGATTTTTCCAATACCAACATTTCCATCAGTCTTTAAGAATAATTGATTATCATTTCCTAATGTAAAAATACTTAGATTTTGAACATTTCCGCTACCTAAAGCATTAGACCTGATTTCATATTGCTGTTCGGCTTCATCCCATCCAAAAAATAAAAACTCCATGTTTGAATCATCTTGATACCACCCTGATAGTATCATCTTTAAGTCGTCAGTTCTATCACTATCAGCAGTTCTAAAAGCTGGATAATAAGCAGAGCCAGAAATAAGGCTTGTAAATCCTATTGATGAAGGACTTGTAGCAATAATACTTTGATTATTTAAAGTTACATTGCCATCTTCAAATGTTGCAATAATTCCGTTAGTATCTCTAATATTAACTCCATTATAACCTTCAATGTCAATTAAATCTTCATAAGTGTTTTTAATATAATTTTGAGTATCTCCTATATACAAAATTGCAGTTTCGTCAGCACTGTCAAAACCCTGTAATCCCTCAATTAACACATTACCTTGAACATGTAATTTATGGTCTGGATACGCATTGACTCCAATACCTACATTGCCATTTTCAGCAATAATCATTCTATGGTTATCAACAGTATAAAAACTCATTCCTTTGCTTGGGAGACCTGCCCCTTTCATGATATAAGGGCTTTGAGTTGCCCCTCTATTCATAATAATTTTCTTTCCAGCAAGGCTTCCATCAACATCCAATAACCATTCAGGTTCTTCCGTTCCAATTCCTATATTTCCAGTATCATGTTCAAAAAAGACTACATATCTCCATACATTGTTATCATAATATTCTAACATTAAATCTTCTCTTTGAGAAGCAGTAGCCCAGTTATCATTTCGAGCTACTAATTGCCATCCATAAGTTCCAGCAGTGCCCACTCTTTTTGATGTATCATGCACAGTTCTTAAAATTAATCCAGTTTGAGAACCACTACCATTATTACTATTAGTAATTTCTATTCCGCCATAAGTATCATCTCCAACATCAATAGTTAAAGGTTCAAGAAGAATATTTGTGCCAATACCTAATCTTTTATTTATATTATCCCAGAAGAGGTTCACATCGTCATCAATATGATGACCTGCTATTGCAAAAGGCACACACCCAGGAGTAAGTGTAGCTACTGGAGCAGTTACTATACCTTTCCATACACTACCATTATAAAAATCCATTTTATCATTTGTTGTATCATATAACATTAATCCAGTTGCAGGAGATGAAATAGCATTTCTTTGACTTGCTGTCATTCTGGGTGGAAGAAATCCTTTTGTAGTGCTTGAAATATCTAACAGTGCGGTAGCATCTGGAGTAGTAATACCTATACCTACATTACCATCATAATCTATTCTCACTCTTTCAATAACACCATAAAGCCAATCGCCTGTATGAAAAGCAAGTCCTGTCTTCGGATAAGTGGTATCTTCTGCTTTTGCCACAATTTTTGCTCCAGTATCCCATGTGGCTAACACATCTCTCCTAAAACCAAAATATACTCCTATTTCGTCTCCAATAGATGTTACATCTTCGCTGTGAATCTTTACACCATCATAATTCCCTGCCGAAACGTCTAATGCCATAGCAGGATTTGTGTTTCCTATACCTACTTGTCCATCATCTTCAACAAATACCCCTAAGAAGCCATTATTATCACAAAGTTTTAATCCGTCTCCATCTCTTGCCCTAATTTCGTCTATTTCGATACGAATACCATCATCTGACAATAAATTAGTTTTTAAAATTCCATTATTAAATAATTCTTCTCCGCCAGAACCTCCTGACAAAAGAATAGTGTCTGTATTTTGAGCATGGTCTAAAGAATTACTATGTTTCTTAGATACCGCATCATCAATATCAACTACTGTTGACGTAGGTTTGCCTTCTATTGTTGCCCAGTTTATATCTATAATATCTCCCTGGTCTTGCCAAGAATCGCCGTCCCAAATATATAAATGATGAGTATCATTAACAAATCTTGCATCATGTTCTACATTTCCAGTTGATGGTAAATCTCCGACTGTAGCAACTCCTTCTTTAAAAAATAAAGAACTTGCTGTTGATTGTATATATTCATCACTCAGAACCCTTTGTGTTCCTCCCGTAAAAGGATTAGGAACGTTTCTAAATTTTTTCATAATTTTTCTCTCTTAAATTTATTTCTTTATAAAATTCTTAATTGCGGATATTTTGTTTTATACATAATTCTTATAAAGTTAATTATAACATTATCAACTTCAGAAGTATCGGTTTCCAAATTAAGTCTTAAAGCAAATATATCGCCAATCTGAACTACATTATCTACTTTATCATAATCTATATAAAATGTTGCAATAAATTGTTTATATTGTGCCGATTTTCCTACAACGGTTACAGTCTCAACTGTTTGAGTTTTGTTAATAAGTTCTCCTGAGCCTTTGTAATAAGCCAATAGACTTAAATCTATCGTATCTGCGTCTGCTCCACCGCTATTATCTGTATTTACTTCAAAAGTTACTTGAATCTCTATATCAGAGATTTCATCCCAGGGATTACATATCCTTCCACTAAAGTAGAGATATTCAGTTTCTGCATCTAATCTATATCCTCCAATCGTATTGATAGAAGGTGTTATCTGAGTTGCACCAGAACCTCCAGGCGATAAACTAATAGCAGGGAGATATTCACAGTAATTCCAAATAGAAGTTAAAGCTTCTAATTCTGCAAATGTTAATTTTCCAACAACATTTGTATTACCAGATTCATCTACAGTTAATTTATCTGTTCTTAATGCTATATCAGTATTTTGTGTGTGTTTTTTAGAAATAGCATCAGCAATATCATCTATCAGCTTGATATATTCATCGCTTAAAACTCTTTGCATCTTTCCAGTAATGGGATTAGGAATTTTTCTATAATTTTTCATAATTGTCTCTTTTATATTATTTCATCCATCCAATCATAGTCTTCTAAACTGGCTAATTTAGTTTCGATAGAGTTTATGATTTGTTGGTTGGTTCTTTCTGCTAATCCTGCTTCCGTTCTTAAAATATTTATTTCATCTTTAATTATTAATACTATTGCTTCAATAAGTTTAGCTCCAAAATGTCTATAAAGTTCTGCTCTTGTCATATAAACCATCCTCCAATAACTATATCCATATCTACTGGAGAGAAAGATAAATAGTATTGAATAACTCTATCGCTATCACAAGCAACTATAACTTGGTTCTCATACCAAACATTAGCTACTTGTGTTCTGGTTGCTCCAGCAACTAAGATATTAGAGTTGCCCTTCTCTCTAAAAATTATAGCGTGAAAAGCTGGATTAGTTTTTATTCTTACCCGTATGAGAACTGCCTTTGCACCAACAGGGACAATACTGGATAAATCCCAATCTGTCCAAGTGAGTGTTTCAGTTAATGTTGCTTCAGTGGCATCCCAAGCAGTTGGGTCGCCTCTATCTACATAAACCTTTATTAAATTTTCTAAATACTCATCGCTTAAAACTCTTTGCATCTTTCCAGTAATGGGATTAGGAATTTTTCTATAATTTTTCATAAATAGCCCTTCTTATAGTTGATGTAAATGTCTATAAGTCAAAGTTTGTCTATTGGCAAACAGACCCGAAGCATATCTATATTCAGTTTCATCATCCTTTTCTCGCATAATAATGCGTCTTCCGCTAATGTGAATATAATGATAATAATGATACAATTGACCTGTCTCTTCTCCAGGTTCATCATATCTTATATCTGCGATTGCACAATTCTTTAATGCGATTTTTCGATTAACTGTCAAAGGAACTCCTTTGAACTTCGATGTTATTCTTTGAAATATGTTCATATTATCCTCTCTTATTTCTTTTTACTTTTCTTTTTAGATTTTACCTGTTTAATTTGAGACCATGCTGTGCGAGAAGCCAGACTTTCCGCTTTTTTAGCGTCTTTATATTTCTTCATATAAAAACTATAAGCATTATTGAATATTTTCATCCATGATTTTTGTTTAGATGGACTTAATTTTTTCTTAACAGAATCAGGAAGACTTTTTATAGTTTGATAGGGAGCTATTTCTAAATCCTTTTCTTTTGATTTTATTATATTTTTTTGAGTAACCGCTTCGCCACATTTAGGGCATTTTACCCAACCCATTCCTGCTTCAGTTTCTGCGAGCATATCGAAGATATGTTTACATTTCGGACATTTAACTGGAGCTTCGTATTTACCTACATTGTATTTATCTTTATCATCTAATTTATCTGTAGGGATTGGGTTGCCATCTTTATCAGTATCTTTTCCAGGAATATCTATACCTACCCCCTCTCTATTTTCACGAATATGAGGATACATGGTATAATCGTCCCCCTCTTTAGCTTCCTTGTTTCTTCTTAATTTTTCTGTGCGATAGGAAGTTTCTCCTACTACTTCACAATAAGTTTGATTAGATATTTGTCCTCTTTCCCACATTAATCTCATCTGATTTTTAAAATCATCAGTTCTAAAAACAGAAATAGGAGAAGCAGTAATATAAAAATCTCCATTTATCCATTTCTTATGTTTTTTATTTTTCTCTATAATTATGAAAATTAAATCTTTTAAAATCTGTTTGAAATCTTCTACTCCAGTTGTAACTTCTCCTATAAAAACTTTTGGATTTAATATGCTTTCTCGTCGAGAAGTAGATGTAGCTTCTATAACATCAATAAATCCTAATCCTGATAAAATATTTCTTTCTGCTACTACAAATAAATCTGGCTCAAAAATAGTTGACAAATCAGGTATAACATTTTTAAGTTCTTCATCATAGTTTACGGCTCTAATTGGAGTCTTTATCTGTGTATCACCAAAATTTCCTGAACGAATTTCATTCATCAATTTTTGAAAATCTGCAATTACCTTCTTTAATTCAGAATCACTATAAGTTTTAGTTCCGCTTGTAGCTAAACCTTCACTGCCTTTTTTCACTAAAAGAAGGTATGGAATTATTTGGTCTAAAATTGTTGTTTGTTTGTCTTTGAGAGATTCTATTATTTTCGAATTATGATAAATACCTCGTTTTATAATAAAAGGAGTTGGGTATTTAGTAAACCATCTTCCATTAGTTTTGGCAAAAATAACATTTTTGTCCAATTCATGTTTCATATCTCTACCAAGATAATAATCATAGCCAAATAATGATAATTCATTATTTTTTTCATCTTTATCCTTAGCATAAATACTGCCTCCATCTACAAAATACATTTGTGTAGGAAGCATTACCCCTTTTATTGATTCCCATTTTTGGATTTTTAAAACTGGAAAAGAAGAATATTTCCATCTTTCTTTAAAATATTCTTTAGCAAGTGGTTTTATTCCCGAAGGAATTTTTCCTTGATAATTAATATTTAATCCAACAAGCCATTGCCTCATTATTTCAGTAAAATTCTCATTATTTGTTTCAATACTAAAATCAACACTCGCACTATCAACTGCAAAATCTGTTAAAGAATCAACTAAACCAGACATATCATCTTTTAGCATCTCTTTAACCGATGCTACTTGTTCATGAAATTCTTTAGGAACTATAATTTTCTTCAATAACATTGAAAAAAGTGAATTTAATATTAGTCCATTTTGATTTGCCATTATTTACTCCTTACTTGTTTTGTCTTTGTAGTTGGTTTCTTTTCTTTTGCCCAAGAAGATGCTCCTATTCCCCAATCTTGTTTCATTATTGGTGTTTGATTAAAATCTTTTTTAAGCCATTGAGCTATCGCAAATACTCTCCACGCATCAAATAAATGGTCGTTTTCTGCAATACATTTGTAAGTTGTTCGAGTTCCTGATTGTAAAGCCATAACAGAACTAAACTGAGTTTCAAATTTATAATCTATAGGAATTACACATCTACTATCGTATAAAAGAGCTTTTAATCTTCTGACCGACCATTCTGACATAAATTCTGTTTTGGTTATTGGTTTTCCGTTTTTAAGAATTATTTCATTTTTTTCGTTCTTTTCAAAGTCTATAGGAATCTTAGATGCACCTGCATATCTAACTATATTTTCTTTAGTATAAGATTTTTCTAAATGGTCGCAAAGAATTCTTCCGAAAGCCTCTCCACAATCTATTGCTATTAGATTAGCTTTTATTTTTTCGGCTATCCATTTAAAAATTTCGAGCTGTTCGACAAATTTCAAATTATACAAAACAATATTATACAAATATATATATTTAGTTCCGACTTCAGAATGTATAATGATTTCGGTATGAGTATCTCCAACATCAGCACAAATAAACATTCTTTCAGCATTTTTAGGTCGTTCTACTACTATAGTATCTTGGAATTTAGAATATCTCTCTTTCTTAATTTCAAACCTTTTAATTTCTATTTTTTCTTTATAACATTCTTTAACTCTATCCATATCAAACTCAGAAACACCATCTTCAACTACTTCGCCTTTAACAAAGACCCGATAATTAATCGAATCTACTCCGCCAAACTCTTTTAATCTTTCCTGTTTTTGTTTTTCATTCCAATAAGGATTAACATATTGAGGAAGATTTACTATCTTAGCCTTATTTGCAAAATTATGAAAGATTTTACCTGTTGGAGAATGTTCTGTAAAATTTGTCATTCCTGATAATCTTATTACTGCACCTAACTCAGAAAGAGCATCTTGTCTTTTTTCATACACTTTTTCTGTTTCAAAACTTGCTTCTTCAATCCAAAGTTTTTTCATATGTTTACCAAAGAACTGATGTCCAGGATTTTTGGATTGTAAATTCATATTTATTCCATCAAGAAACCAGCCATTTTTTGCTTCTATTTTATATGGATGAGCAGTTCTAATACTTAATTTCCATAATTTTAATATTGGATGATTATCAATCGCTGGCTTTATTGCATCTAATACGCCTCGTAAATGGATAGTATCCAATGAAGCACATCCAGTCCACCAACCGTCGTCATGGAGCATAGAGAGAGGAATATCTAATTTTTCCGTGCAAAGAGTCTTACCGTATTTTCTTGCTCCTAAACTAATTGTATCTCCAACATTTTTTCTTAATTCAAACCTTTCTTTTGCTTTTTCCTTTTTTGTCAAATCTTCCCAATTTTCTGTCAAATTTTCCATATTTTCGTCTATCATAGATTCGTAAGAAGGTAAAGGAAATTGATATAAACGTAATTCTCCAAATTTATCTTCTTCAAATTCAGATAAACTATCAAAATTTGAAAATAAAGATTCTATCATAGCGACGGGATAATGCCACATCTCCATGAATTGAAGTTCTTCTTCGTCTATTTTTTTTAAAAGCATATGTTGTCCTATTAGAATATAACGAAAACGGGTAGGAATTATTCGGAAGGTTTATTATAAATCTTTTCTTTTAACCAATTAATATAATCAGAAGAACAACCAAGAACTTTAGCTATATCGTCTTTTGTTATTTTGCCTTCTTTTAATAATTTCCACAAATGAACGTTAGCCAGTATTCTGTCTTTAAAAAATGGATGTTTCAAGGCTTCCCAAGCTTTAGTTCTTATTTTTAAAAGAACTAATTTACTGCAATGAGGACATATGAGGGTTCGAGAGCCCTGGTTTTCTTCACGCCATTTCTTAAACTTTTTCTTTAATATTTGTATATGTTTAAAAGGGTCTTTTACTTTTTTATCTTCAAATAATCCTAATTTTTCTTTTAAAATTAAAATACATTCTTCGTTATTATTTATTATATTCATTAAACGAGTAGAAGCTGGTTTTAATTTACCTTTTTTATCAACATCTTTCTCAATCTGGTCTCTAGTTCTTTCTTGTAAAGTTTCTCTATATACAAGAGATTCAAGCATTTGTAAATCACTAAGAGATTCGATATGATATATTTCTTTATACTTTTTATATTTTCGTTGTGCTATACGCTTTTCGTTATGTGTAAGTCCTGTTCCTTTAAAGACTTGTAAATTCTTACTTTTTGCCATAGATTCTCCTTACAAATAAAAAAGAGCCTCAAACTTATTGAGACTCATTCGGTTATAAAAATAACCTTTTTTCTTTAAATAAATATATATAAAAATGCCTAAAATAGACAGATATTCTCCTCATATCTCCTCCCTCTACTATAAGTATACCACATAAAAGTCTCCGTGTCAAGTCTAAAACGCACTTTTTTCAATAAAAAAAGAAGTCCATAAACAATTATGAGCCTCTTTTTTTCTAACTTCTTATAAGTATTGAACTTATAGATTATCCGCCAAAAAACTTATTAACTACTCCAAATAACCATTCTTTTACTTGAATCAAATACTCTACAATCTTGACAAGTATTTCTTGAACTTTCTGAAGATAGTTCAAAATTTCATCAATCATCTCTGGAGTGATAAATCGTCCAACAATTTCTTTGATTTTGTCTACAATTTCTTCAAACATATGAGTCTCCTATTTGTATTTGTAATTAAAATGTTTAGCAATGGTTGTTAATTTCTTACTTTTAAACATATCTAAAGGAGTAATAAATGTCCAGTGATATTTTCTCCATAAATGGTCTTTTAATATCTTTAAAAAACCTTTATATATTATTTCAGAGCAATAAAATCTAATTTTATTATTTAAAGGATTTTTTATACGATTCAAATACCATTTAAAAATTAATGAATCACTATTTTTTATTAAAAGGTATCTCATATATATCCCTAATAAAGCAAAATAATCGTATCCTATTCCTAACTTACTAAAATACCAATCTACAAGTTTTTGTTTTTTTCCTTTAAAAGATTTACTATATCGTTTTATAATTATATTACAATATGGGTGGTTTACCCAATTTTTTAATGGTTTGATAGTTACGCCCATAAAAGCCGATTGAATTACCATAACTTTATTTATATCTTCATTTTCTTTTACAACAGTAATTATATGATTAGGATTAAATTTATCAATAGGATAATGACCTCCATATTGCACATAACGAATCGCTTTAGCTATAAAATTGAATTTACTTCTGTCGTCAATAAATATAACATCTGCCAAATGTAAGTCTTTGCCTTTAAGTTCTTTCATTATAATACCCCTAATTCTTGTAAATCTTTTTTTCTTAATACTTTTATATTTTTATTAGGATATTTCTTTTTGAAAGCATTAAACTTTATTTTAGCATCATCTCTCCACCAACCTTTAATCTCTATATAACAATTAAATTCAGGAATATAAAAGTCTGGAGTATAAGTGGTATTGTCCAAATCAAATGCTTTAGGTTCGTATAGCCATTTATATCCACTTAAATCTAAAAACTTAGCAAAAACTATTTCCCAAGAAGAACGCATCCAATTGTTTTTATAATATTCTCCATTTCCATGAGGAACTTTATAAAATAATAAATCCTTTTTATTTTTACCAGCACATGAAGCACATCTTCCTTTACCATATAAAGCAGTTTGCATAGTAATTTCTTTATTGCAGTTTGGTTCTATGCAATAATGCTTTTTAAGACATCTACCATCTTTATAATATGAAGCAAATTTACCCTTATAATATAACCCTTTTCTTTTACGATTCTTACTAGCACAAAAATAACATCTTCCTAAACCATTTTTCCAAGTTTCATAACATATTTCATTATTACATTCTTTTTCTTTACAATAATGTTTATTTATCCAATCACCATTTTTATAACCTGGAGCTAATTTACCACACCTTCTTTTTCTCATTTTATACCCAAGCTTTCATTCGTTTTAAGAAAGATAAGTCTCCCACTGTTTTTATAGGAGTCTTTTCCCATTCTTTTTCATCATCAATATCTACCATGCAGATACAATCCATTAATGTGCGACGCATTTCAGAAAATGAAAGGTAGCCATAACCTGAATTCCCCCAAGATTCTCCCCAGCTATTCTTAAACTCGTATCGCTGGGTAATATTATTAAATCCTGTAATGGTTATAGCGTGTCCTCCGAGAACTCCTTTAATTTTATCACAAAAAGTAGCATCTGGTATATGTCCATCTTTTTGACGATACCAATTTCTGTAAACCATCACTCCTATAATAATAGCTCCAAATTTTATTAAACTTGCTTTTAACTCTTTTTCATTTGTGATTCTAACATAAACTGGTTCAACTTTAAATTTTAAAGCATTATGATGTGCTCCTGGTAAAGATTGTTGTGGGTCTTTTGGAATATATTTCCAAAAGTGTTCTTGACATACTCCTCTGTCTACAAGCACTTTTGCTATTGCTTTCAAAGTTGTTCCTTCACGATGTCCAGATATTTTTTTTGCTTCTTCGTATAAAAATCTTTCGCTGAGGTCGACGTATCTATCATCTGTGAATCCATAATCTATTTTTTCTTGATATTCTTTTACTGCTACTCCAGCAAATCCTGCACAAGCACCTTCTCGACCTTGATTTTTAACAGGAGACATTTTATTTCTAATACTAAATTTTTCTGGAAGTTCGTATATTACATCTTCAACTAATGTAGTTACTAAAAAATCTCGTTTATCTGTTTTACTTTTGTAAAGTCCTAATTTTTCTCTCATTTTAGATTACCTTTAAAATATATTTTTTTTATTTTATCTATACAAATAATTACTATAAAAAATAGTTTCTCCCCAATACAAGTATACCACAAAAAATGCTCCGTGTCAAGTGGTTACGGAGAATGGGGTCGAACCATTATTTCCAGGTTCAAAGCCTGGCGTATTACCAATTACACTACTCCGTATGGTGGAAGCACTCGGAGTCGAACCGAGAACGTCTGAGTGCAAATCAGAAGTTTTCCCAATTAAACTATGCCCCCTGGTTGAGGGAGTAGGACTTGCACCTACGACACTTTGTTTTTCAGACAAATGCTCTACTACCTGAGCTATCCCTCATGGTAGCGGAGATGGGATTTGCACCCACGACCTTTTGCTTATGAGGCAAACGAGCTAACTACTGTTCCACTCCGCAAAATAAAAACTTGACTAGGGATGATAAATTAGTCCAGCAGGATTCCCCACTAGAGCCTAGTCAAGTCGGGGTAAATTATTTTTTCTTTCTAGATAAGGATGCTAGCATATGTCTCTTGACTTTTCTAAATGCTTTAATTGCTTGCCAAGTAGTCTTATCTAAATTGCATTGCCTATAAAACTTACCTTTTCCGTCTCCTCTCATTTTCTATTCCTTTTATATAAGATAAGTGTCTGGTTATGGTCATTGTAGTCTATCATGATATAGACACTCCCATAATAGCCACTTATTTTTCCTTACATATTCCTTCACTATAAGTATATCATATAAATCTCTCCGTGTCAACTTTTGGTTACAATTCGCCGACCAAACCTCTGGTTACTCACGCCGACTATCCACCCCTATTATTCCTATATTGGGTAGTAGTATCCACAATTTTCTACCCTTTTCCACAAGATGTGGTAGTATCCATACCCCCTTTCCAAGAATCTATACCATATCTGGTATCCACACAATTACCAAACACATTACCATATTTCAACTATCTGTTAGGTAACTACTACTAAAATACTATTATCTACTAAAATAGTAATAAACTAGTTATAAAGTAGTCAATCAAATAGTAAGTCTGTTAATTGACAAGACTTATATCAATTGTCATGATAATCATCACATAAGAATCAAATAAAGCGATTAAGCCCCGTATTCGCTTCATAGATTTAGACCACATGCTAAATTTAGTCTTTGGGGTAATTCGGAGTTACTCTTACCTTTATATCGAAGCGGAGAAGAGCTAAACGTTACCCCCTGGGGGGTAGGGGGGTTGACGAATGGTATCCAGTGGGAGTGATATACTTTATATAGGTTTGTATATGTTTATGTAGGTAGGTCGCACCTGTGTCGCAGAGCTTAGGGCATGTTTAGGAGAAGGCGTAGAAAGGGGTTATTTGGCGATTAGGAGAGGCTGGCGAGCCGATATGAGGCTCGGCTAGGGGGTCGTATGGACTGGGCTGGTTTGTGCTTAAAGTTCCTTAATTGGTATAGAAAGGTCTATAAAGGTGTAGTTTATGGTGGTTTCTGGTCAAATTTGGTAACAATAGGGGTGTATAATATACATAAATGGTCAACCGCTAAATCGCACCCCACGCCCTTTTTTGTTGTAAGTCCTTATAGTATAACGATTGAGATGTGTTTATATTATAAGAGTATAAACACATTAAGGGTTTCAAAGTGGATATAGTTTCAGACTTTGGGGGTCTGGAGATTTGCCCTTACGGGCGAGCTAACTTTTGAGTATTCCTTACGGGGGCTATCGCCCCCTGCCAGTTATTGATTACTGGCTTTCCTATTCCTGCAATTATTAACAAGCTGGCTATTGAGCATTACTTAACAGGGCATATGTTTTTATAAAGTATGGGTGAAAGTCTTTTTAAAGTTTTGGGGGTAAACTGGGTATTTATAATTATTAACGCTGGGCTGGCTTTCGGGATAATTGTAACGCTTAACAGAGCTTACTTTCGTATTATTAACAGGGATTTCGGGGGCGGTTGTTGATTTATTTTTTAATTGTATACATGATTATGTTATGTAAGGCGTTATGGTGTAAGGAGTTAGGGATAAAGGGAAAGTCGGGGTAAATTATATTTTGGGAACTAACTTTTGTCTGTAAGTGGTTGTGATGTAAGGTGTTATGGGTAAAAAATAACTTAACAAAACTTGACTTCTATTTTGTGGCGTGATATACTTGTAGTGGATAGGGGGGCAAAAGCAATGAATACAAGACAAGCAAGGCAAATACAAAAACGGGCAAGGCAAAGGCAACGGATAGCGTGGCGAATAAAAGAGATAAGGTCAGGCAATTTTAAAAAGCAACCGTTTTTTGATAGTATTTTAAGTTTAAAACAAGTTGCAAGCAATTATCCGAAATTATAAAAGGGGGGCGGTTAAGGTGTTAAGAGATAAAAGGATAGCCAAAGAGTTAGGCAAGCAAGGCATAAGGGCAAGCGATTATCACAATTACATATTGCATAATCCCGATAATTATGATAAACTAAATGAGCAAGCGGATATTAGCTTGAAAGTAGCTATTTCGGCATTTGCTAAAATACTAAAAAGACGGGGGCGGTTATAATGGAAAAAATCATAAAAACTTTTAGTTATAAAGGGGTAAAAGTTATTATTACAGAACCTAATAGCGTTAAGGGGTATCAATTCCATTGTAGAGTAAATGGTATATCATTAGGGTGTTTGCCTAATGAATTACTTGCAGGAAAAGAAGCTATTGCATTTATAAATAAGACAAAGGGGATTAACCATGTTTAAATTATACGCCGTAAATAATAAGCATAAATCAAAAGTCAAGGGATACTGGCTTGACAAGGACAAAGTATACAAGGATAACATACATATTACCGAATACAAAACATTACACGCCTTAAATACTGCAATTACAAGACTTTTTTTAATAGGGGAGTTATCGGCTTTTTATACTTCAGGGGGTAAGGGGCATATTGTAAGCAAGGGGGGCAAGGTAAGCATTTTAAGGCATAGGCGGTTATACAGACGGGGCAAGTTATCGACAAGCGAAGTCAAGGGCATTGTGGGCAAATACGGGGGGGCAACTATACACAAGAGGGCAAGCGGTTATATTATAGAAGTATATCATAATTAACATATAAAGGGGGGCGGTTATAATGAAAGCGTATTTAATAAACTTGAAAGGCAAAAAAGTGTCTAATGTTATTACCACAAAAGAGGGCGTTGATACCTTGAGGGAAAAAGTTATAGTCAAGGGCAAGCGTAAACATAGCATGGTATTAGTTATAACAGAATAAGAGGGCAAATATTATGAAAAATAAAATGATACTAAATAGGGTAAGAAGGGCAAATATTGATACCAGATATTTAATACAAGATTATTATATACCGTATTTTTCGGCTCTAATACTTGCAGTAGGGATTTTTATATTGCCTATATTAGCGATTTTAAATATGCAAGGATATATCAATATATTTTAGAAAGGAATAAAAAAATGAAAACGAAATGTTATCCACATTGTAGTAGAGATTAAAACATTTGGAAAGGGATATATAAAATGAAAAAAATTAAATTATATCATTATAGCAATATAAATATACCTGATAAAATAAAAGTCAAAAAATTCGGGCGTAATTCGTATACCCGTAATGATGTATCGGCTTGTAATATCAAAAGGGCGTTTTACTATATCGGCAAGTCAAAAGTTGAGTATATACTCAAGTATAGCAAATATTTATATATTGTAGAAGTAGGCAAAAGTCAATTATATAATCTGGATATAGATAAAAAACATCTAAAAGAAAAATTTATTTGCAAAAATTTAGATATAATTAATATACCTAAAATGATAAAATATATCAAAAAATATTATATCGGGGTAATATATACTCAAAATGTGGTTAGTATATTTAAGGATTTACAATACAATAAAAAGATAAAAAGGGGGATATAATGAAAAAAATAAATATGATTATAGCATACGAAAACGGGCAACTTTCAGATAAAAAAATTTTGCAACTTTTTAGTCAACTCATAAAATCGGGGCAAATATGGAGTTTACAAGGGTGGTATAGCACAACGGCAAGTGCTTTGATACAAAGTGGGCTTATAAGTAAGACGGGGCAAATAACAGAAAAGGGCAAGTTATACTAAAAAGGGGGTGTTAAAAATGGAAAAAACCTTATATATTGCAAAACATAATGGCGATAAAGGCGTTAGAAGTTGTAAAGTTTTAGGAGATTATACGCCAAAAGGGTATAAAATAGTTGATACCTTTTTTGTTGACAATAGCGGTTTAGGGCAAGCCGACGAAATGGCTTTGACTTTAGGGCAGTTTTTAGCCAAAGTCAAAAAAGATTTCGGTTATGCTATAAAAGAAGTAGGGCAATTTCAGGTTTATGTTAATGAATATGTAAAACTATAATTTTAATTACTATATAATAAAAAGAAAAGAGGTGGCAAAAATGAAAAAATTAAATAATTATATCGTTGAAAGTTTTAGAAAAGGATATTGTGAAAGGTATATCATACAGGCAAAAAATATATCCGAAGCTGAAAAGATAGCAAAAAATGATTATGCTATTGATACAGATATGCAAAAAGGCAACGGATATTTTGTATTCTAAAAACAAAAAAGGGGGCAATTAAAATGGTAAAATCTTATAAAATCGTTAGATTTAACTATAAAAAAGACACTTACAACGAAGTTATCAAAACGGGGTTGACTTTACAAGAAGCACAAGAGCATTGTAGGCGAGCAGATACCCATAAACTTGATAAAAATGGTGATGTGGTATGGTTTGACGGATATGAAAGCGAAATATAAAAAAGGGGTAAGTTATGAAAAATGAATTATTAGATATATCAAAAAATTTATGCAAAAAATATGGATTGCCTGATATTAAAATCGAAATCAAGCAAGTAAATCGTGGTAGGGCAAGGATATTGACTAATAAAATTACAATACCGTTATGGGTATTGCAAAAAACGAAAGCATTTGGGTATTACTATATTATACATGAGATTACCCATTTTATAACTTGCAATGAGCATGGGCAATGGTTTAAAGATGTAGAAAGTAAAATTTTAAAAACTTATGATATTGTGCCTCATTACGCAAAAGCATATGCGAAAGCACTATATAGTCTTAAAGGGGAAAAACTTTGTGGAAAGTATGGGGATTAAAAATGAAAAAAGCAAAAATCGAAGCTAAAAAAGCGATAAAAACGGGCTGTAAAGGGCTTTTGACTTTCGGAAAGGATAAGAGAAGCAACGAGCAAAAAACGGGCTTAAAATCTTTATAGGGGGTTTAAAATGATAGTAAGAAAAAAATCGGTTATAAGACATATTATTACGCCTTTAAAAAATAAAGGATATAATATTAAGTTAATCGGGAGTATATCTAAAAAAGGATATAGTAATAAGGATATTGATATATTATTAAACTTACCCGAATATCCTGAAAGCGATAAAATATTTATATCTTTTGAAAAAGATTTAAAAAAAATAGGTTGGGATTTTAATATTGACGATTATACAGACGAATACGGATATTTTCATAACTATACAAAAAAAGAGATAGGACTTGATATTTTTATAACAGAAAAATGTTAATAATCAAAACTTGGCTAACTTCAATATTGACAATATATTATAGAAAAAAATTTGACAAGTAAAATTCAATATGGTATACTTGAATTGAAAAGACGGGGGGCAGATATGAGAGTAGATAAAATTAAAAGTATAACGAAAAAAATAAGTAAAAAATATGGGTTTGAAAATTATTTTGTTGTGAATAAGTTGGAGAAAAACAAAATCGAAATCCGAACCGAATTACCAAGTTATGAGGGCGGTTTTGAATTACAAAATGCAATATCAAAATATTATCCTGATGTTATAGTAGAAAATCAAGGCGGTTGTGTATATATAGCATATAAACCTATATAGAGGGGGTGGAAAAAGTGGTAAAATTAAAACGAATAAATGAAAAAGAAAAAGGACATATCCTTATAAAAACAGACGAACCTTTGAGATTAGAAATTACAAAAACAAAAAAAGGATATTTGGTTTATGGATATAAAGGAACAAAAACAAATTTTGGACAGAAACCGATTTTATTTTTTGAAACATAAGAAAAGGCGGTGAGAAAAATGATAATACAAGTCAAAAAATATAATGATAGACAATATACAAAATATAAAGAAGCTGTAAATAAATGGGATTATAAAAAGGGTGGCTTTCCCTGTTTGGCTATGTATCAATTCATAGACGATATTGGCGAAGCAAGAAAAAATGGGTGGGTTACTATATTAGGTAAGGAACACAGACTACATAAAAATAAAAAACTCGCTTTTGAATATCAACAAAGGGATATAAAATGAGAAATTCAAAAAATAAATTTTATGGAAAATTAAAAGTGAATAAAGAAACCAGAAAAGCTATAAAATTTTTTGGTAAAATTAAACTTAAAATGGTAAGCGAGTTAGTAAAAAAATAAGGAGATATAAAATGTATAATAATATAAAAACTTTACAAGATATAGCAAAAAAAATATCAGGATTAAAAATAACTTTCGATAATCGTGATTGCACTTGTTTATGGCATAATCCAAAAATGACCCCTTATATCAATTTAAATTTAGAAGAATTAAACGATATATCTATATCTGAAAAAAAACAAAGAAAAGATAATGTTAAGTATTTTTATCTCATAGTATTATTACATGAAATTGGACATTATAGAAAATTATGTAAATTCAAATCAGTTTATGAATATGAAAAATGGAAACGAAAAAATTATGATTATAATGAAAAAATAGCCGATAGATATGCTCAAAAATACTATAAAAAATATGCGAAAAAGTAGAAAAGGGGGTGAACATAATGGGTAAAGTCAGAATTAAGTTGATTACCGCTTTGGTTTGGGCTTACAGGCACGCAGAGAACACTTTTAACGATACGGGCAACGATACCCCTAAAGACACGATAGACGAGATTGTGAACGAGTGTAAGCTAACAAAAACAGAACGCAACGAATTTGATAAACAATGTAATATAATAGGTATATAAAATTATATAAGAAAAGAGGTAATAAAAATGAAATACGAAGTTGAATTATTATTAAAAGATAATCAAGAAACATCTGACGAGGAATATATAAATAATTATCCTCAATTAGAAAATAGTCTTATTCGTAAAGGCAAAAAAAAATTTGGACACAATGACGAAATGTGTTTTAACTATGCTCTGGACAATCCTAATATAGACTATTGCGAAGAAGCATATGAAATTTTAGAGGATTATTATAAACAAATCGAAAATAAGGATATAAAAGAAAACGATATTGTAGTTTATTTTGACGAAGATAATGACGCAAAACATTTTGCTAAAGTATATGAAACAGACGGAACAATAAAAGGCACGATTATTAGAAGTAAATGGGGACAATTAGGGGTATATGAAACTATCCTATTAGGAATACCTACAATATATGGTTGTTATATCGAAATATGGAGAGAAAAGAAATGAAGAAAATAAAATGTAAATGGTGTGGTGGAAAAGTCGAAAATAATGTTTGTCAAGCGTGTTTAATGCCTCAAGACGCAGACAAAAAGAAAGGTGGCTAAAATGAAATATACACTTGAATATCTATTACAATTAGCAGAAGTTAGACTTGAGCAAGAGGGCAAATTTCCATTTAAAAATGCTCGGCATGAGGGTATGGCTTTGTTTGAAAAAGGTATGGAAATTTTACATAGACTTGAACAAGCGGATAGAAACGAACAAAATAATTTGAAAAAATTGGTTTTTGTTAGTAATCACAAGAAATAAGATTTGAGAAAATCTTTTCTCCGACGACAAATGGACTTGACAAAACTAACTTTTTATGGTATACTTATAGTAGGAGAGGGAAAGGGGGTTGAAAATGGGTAAAAATAATAAAATTTCAGAGCAAAATAAAGCGTATATAGCAGGGATTATAGACGGAGAAGGTTGTATTCATTTGGGTTATAATTCTAATAAACAATTTTATTCTGCTTTATCAGTTGAAATGGGAAATAAAATTGTTCCTTATTATTTAAAACGAAAAGTCGGTGGAAATGTTACATTTAGGAAAAGAAAAGACAGAAAAATTACAATGTATTGTTGGTCTTTATCAGGAAATAAAAGCGGAAAAATAATAAATGATATTTATAAATATTTACTATTAAAAAAACAAGAAGCAAATTTATATTTAAAATTTCAATCTACTATAAGAAACGGCAATAATCAATACAAGGGATTTTTAACAGATAAAATTAAAAAACGTAGATTTAAGTTAATTCGGAAATTGAAAAAGGAGAAAAGAAATGAAAAGAGGTAGACCGAGATTAAAGAAAATATCCTCAAAAAAGAAAATGAGGATAGCAAAAGAGATATTAGGAAAAGGCAAACACAGGGATTTTGTATATCTCAAGTGCAATAGATGTAAACAAGTAAGGCAGATACACGTCAATAATAAAAATATATACACAGATGAAATAAGAAAGAAATATATATGTATCTTATGCAAGTAAAAACAAGTGAGGTATAAAATGAGAAGGTTAAAAGTGTATGAACAAGATTATAGGTATAGACATCATTGGCATACTATTTATTCTACACCTAAAAAAGCTATGAAATATGTCAAAAAATTATTACGACATTTTAAGTTAAAAACTAAAGTATATTTTGATACTAATAAATTGGGTTATGCTTCTGATGACGGATATATACAATTACCCAAAAAAGATATATCACTTGCTATTATAGCCCACGAAATAGGACATTTATTAGCTTATAAAAACGGACAGAACGGACATACGAAAAAAGCATATAAATATATCCATAAAGTATATAGGTATAGTATAAAATATATTCCTATTGAAATACTATTTAATCTTATTTTAAATAAGAATACCTTGCTATTAAAATAAATTTGGTTTGGGAGTTGGATATGTGGTATACTTATAGTGGGTCAAAAAAGGAAAAAACAATGGATAAACTAAACTTAACAGACTTAATAACGCAATATGAAAACGGCGAACTTGCACCAGAGAATACTCTCACACTTTTCGCTGAATTGATTAAGACAGGGCAAGCGTGGTCTTTACAAGGACAATATGGAAGAACCGCACAAGGACTAATAGACGCAGGGTATATAGGTAAGACAGGCAAAATATTAAAGGAATTAGGGGAGGTTTAAAATGAAATGTCCAAAATGCAAAAAAGAAATAAAAGAAGTAAATGTAATAAGCGAATGTTGGCAAAAAGGTAAAGTTGAAGGAAACAAAGTAACTAATATTGGAAGTGTAGAAGAAATTACAGGAACAATAAAAATTGAACATAGAGAAATTGGTTGTTGGGCAGATATAACTGACGATTTAATTACAGAATAATAGAAAAATAGGAGAATAAAATGAAAATCGAAGTTATAAAAATCAGACGTATGGATACAGGTAAGTTAAGAGCATTTGTAGATGTAATGTTTGGTGGAGAATATGTAGTGAAAGGATTTAAAGTAATAGAAACGAGTGAGGGTTTGTTTATTGGTATGCCACAACAGGCAGGAAAGAATGGAAAGTGGTATAATACTTTTGATACCACAGACGACGGAGCAAAGCAACGCCTAAACGAAGTAATCCTTGCCAGTTATATGGAATAAAAAGGAGTAAAAAATGAAGTATATAATAAGAGATTGTCAATTTGAGTGTAGATACTTTGCTGACGAGGCAGAATTTGATAGTAAAAAAGAAATTTTAGACCAGTTAGCAAGTTATCACGATATTGATTATTCAGGCGTAAAAAACGACGGAAAAGATACTCCTTATAAAGATATTTGGGAATTTCTTAATACACTAAAAGACGACGAAGCAAGATTAAATTGGATTTTAGAATATGGTGAATGGGAAATAGAAGAAATCACAGAGGTAATAAAATGAGATATTTAAGTAGGTGTTTAAATTGTGGTTGGAATAAAGAAAGTGATGTAATAACAACAATAACAACTTTTTGTCCTAATTGTAATGACCTACTTGTAATAAACGATACCGAATACGATAACGAAATTGCAGATATATTAGATAAACTAATAATAAATGAAGATGTGAATGAGTTAATACCAGAAGAATTTAAACATAAAGAAGTTAAAGTTAGAAAAGTATATGCAAGTGATACAAATGACCAAATATGTATGTTTAAAGCCATAAATAAATGGGGACATAAAGGAGTTTGGGAAATTATTGAAAATATTAAAGACCCTATTGTTAGATTAAGTCATAGAAAATTATTTTTAAAAGTTGGTGGAAAGATACCTGATAGGAGTTAGAAATGAAATGTAAATGTTGTGGACACAAATTAATCGAATGTTATGAAAGTTTTGTGCATTATTTTTATTGTGAACATTGTCATGCTTATTTTACAGACAGGGGCGAACTTTTTGAATGGAACTAATAAACGAGGTAATAAAAATGAAACCAATTTATTTTGGAAGAAAAGATTTTAATGACGGGTGTTATTATAATGAATATGTGATAAGATTTTTAGGAGAAACCTTATCTTTTACTGCTAAAGAAGTGTCTTTTATTCAAGTGTTACAATATTGGTGTGATAAAAAAGCAGGAAAATCTTTACATAGAACTCATAAAAATAAAACAAAATGGTATGATAAAGTATGGATAAAAATACTTTCTTATATAGAATTTAAATATGTAAGACCTTTATATCAAAAAGAAAGAGAAAAACAAAATGAAATATATAAGAGTAGGAGCAATAACAGATAAAGGTAAAATAATGAGCAAAAACTTCAATACAAAAGACGAAGCAACTGCTTGGTTATTAGATTTAATGAATAAGGAAGAAATCAAACATTATAGAATTATCAATAGAGAAACAAAAGAATTAGTAGAAACAGAAACGAAACAATATGATAAGGAGAAGTAAAATGAAGAAAATAATCGTTACACAACCTTTTTTAAATATTTGTTCTATGCAAGTATGTGCAATTAAAAAAGTTACTGACAAAGAAATTTTAGAAGTTTGTAATACAGAAAATCCCTCTGGGACTCGTGCAGGGTGGACAACAGTAGTCAGAGAAATAGAAAAAGAAAGTATGTTTAGAACAAAAAAACATTTACCTGTTCAATGTCAAAAATATCCAAATAGGTTACATTTTATTGCGTTGTGTTAAATAAAAGGAAAAATAAAAAATGAAAATAGAATATTTTAAACCCTCACATATACAAACATTTAGAAGTTGGTGTATATGGTATAACAATATTGGATATAGGATAATATTTAGAATATTCGGTATTACTTTTTCTTGGGAAATAGAATAAAAGGAGAATAAAATGGATAAACAAAAACAAAAACTTCTTCGTCAGTTAGCAACATTATTAGAAATAAAAACAATGGCAAGAAATTTTGTTATTGACGCAAAAGGGAATTGGGAAACTGGTGAGGGAAATCTATTATTAAAATTAATAAATGATTTTGATAATGAAGTAATAAAAGGAGAATAAAATGAGAAAACTTAAAAGAGATATAGTTATTAGCATAGTTAAAGGAAAAGATTTAGTTGGAGTATATTTTGCTGATACAAATGGCTCGGAAGTGCTAATTGAATGTAGCCCTAAAAAAGCAGATAAAATTATAGGGATATGGAACAAAAGAGAATAACATGGATAAAATATGGTGTGGAGTTTGCGGAAAGACAATTAGTCAAGAAGAATATCAAAAAGATTTGAAAAACTTAAAGAATACTCCTAACAATGCTTGTAAAGTTTGTAGAAAGGAAAAGAAAATGAAAAAACAAGAAATCGAGGGAATTAAATTACACATTATTGACGGTATTAGGTCTTTAAGATTTAAAACTCCTGACATTAAACAAGCCGAACACAATTTTTTCGAAATTGCAAATCATTTAGGATTAAAAGACGAACAAGTTTGCGATAATTGTGAGAAAAATGTTCAAGTTTTTATTTGTTTTAGATGTGATATTGAATTTGCGTCAAAATATGTTTCTAAAATTGATAAAAAATTATGTAAATATTGTGAAGAATTTGACGACGAAAATGGAGAAATGAAGAAAACAACATAATAAGTTAAATCCGTTGGTTGCGGACAGGTTGCTTCGGTAATCCAGACGCTTTATTAAAAGGAGATAGCTATGTTAGGATATGAATGTATTAATTGTGGAAAAGTTAAATTTGCAGACGGACAAGGTTGCAAGTGTGGAGCAAGTTGTGGGAGTTTAAAAGTTGTTAAACTAAAAAACAC